AATCGGTCAGGATACAATTCAGATTTTGAAGATATAATTTGTGGATATGTGGATGCTCTGAATGAGATTAAGAAAATAAGAAACATCAATAAAAGATACTGCCTTATTTATAATGCACTTGGATATTTGGAATTTGAAATAGCTGAAATGCTTGGAGTCTCAAGGACTGCAGTTTATAGGAATATAAAATGGCTTAAGAGATTCTTCAATAAAAAATCAGGTGATTTGACTGCATAATCAACAAATTTTTTAAAAATATTTAAAAAAAGACTTGACATGATTATGGAACTATGGTATCTTATAATCAAGATAAAAAAACAAATTAAGGAGAATAAAATGATAGACTGGAAAGAAATAGCAGAAGATAGATTAAAAGGAATTACAGAATTAGAAAGCATGGTTGTAAGTTTAGAGAAAATTATAAAAAATCAAGAAGACTTTATCGATACGCTATTAGCAGATAAAGATTATATTCCTGATCCTGATGTTCAAAAAGATTGGGCAAACTTTCAATTTTATGCTGTAAAGAATGTAAGTGAGATAACGTACCCAAATTTTAAAGAATATAGAAATAAAAAAATAGTTTGAAGGTTGCCTCCTAATCGGGGGCTTCCTTGAAATTATTAAAAATGAAAGGAGAATAAAATGATTTGGATTAGAAAAAGGAAAAATAGCTATGAGGTATATTATAATAAAATACCACTGGTGTATTGTAATAATGCAAATATATTGATTAGCAAATTGACAGAAGTAATTATTGATTTATCTTATAAAGTTGAAGAGCCGAAAGTGCCTTTTAATTTGTTAATTAATTAATAAAATAAGGAGTAAAAATGAAAAGATTAGAGATAAGAATCCCTGATGATATCTGGGAGAAAATCTGGAAGATACATACAGAAACGAGGGAAAGCTTTCAAAAAATAATAATGGAATTAATAGTAAAGGGACTGGATAAAAAAAATAATTGAGCTCAAAAATAAAAAAAATAAAAATATTTTTTAAAAGTGGTTAACAGTCAAGGGGGGTAATGTGATATAATTAATATAGAAGGTTAAAAAATAAAACAAAATTAAGAGAGTCAAAAAGGCTCTCTTTTTTATTATGAAAATCCAAGACAAAATACAAAAATTAACTCCACAGGAAATACAGGAACTCGACATACATGCGGCGCAGAGGATATTAGCAAATAATTCAAATCTTCTTATTGATTTAGGCAATGCGTTATTTGTAGCAAGCCAAAAATTGGGTGAGGCAAGGATAGAAGTGGAGCAATTAAAACATTATAAAGATGTGGTTACTGAACAAAATAGAGCATTAAAGAGCGTGATAACAAATGTCTAATAATGTCGTATTTGAGCCTAATCCAAAACAAATAAGATTTGCAGAAATTTATCTTAATCTGGATAGCAGGAAAACACAAAAAGAAATTGCAGAAGACATTAAAGTAAATCCTAAAACTATTCAGAGATGGTTTGATAACGGGGAATTTGTCAGATGGATTAACTCCAAAAGAGATGAAATTTTAAATAAATCCTTAATGGCAAGGTATAAAGTCGCAATCAGGAAAGCCGCACAAGGTGATTTTCAGTTTTCTAAACTATTATTTGAAATGACTGGCGAATACGTACAGAAGACGGAGTCAAGAGTTACAAATGTCTATGAAGATTACGAAAAAATGTCTGATGAAGAGATTATCAGGGAATTTGAGCGGGAATTAAATGGCTTTAGAACTACAAGAACGCAAAAAATTAATAGAGAAGACGATACACCTAAAAAAACTAAGAGCTGAGAGAAGCTTATTTTACTACGCTAAAGAAATTTTAGGGTTTAAAGAGCTTGACGAAAATGTCCATTTGGAGTGGGAATACTTTTTAAAAGGCGCTAAAAGGTTAAAGTTAATTATAGTTCCAAGAGACCATTTTAAGACGACGTTCTTTACGATTTCATATCCCTTACAGCAGTTGTGCATTGACAAATCAAAGAGATTTCTCCTGTCTAATGCAGTATTTTCTAATGCGCAGGACTTTCTAACCTCGATTAAAAGGCAGGTTGAAAGAAACGAGAAGCTTAAATGGTGGGATTTAAAGCCAGGAGACCCCTGGTCAAGTGAAGAGCTATCAGTTGAGAGGGATACAATCCACAAAGAGCCATCGATTTCTATTGCAGGTATTGGAAGCCAATTACCAAGCCAGCATTACGATTGCATAATATGGGACGACTTGGTAAACGATAAAAATATCACAAGCAAGGAATACATCGACAAGGTAATTGACTGGTGGAAAAATACATTATCACTCTTAGAGCCAGGCGGACTTGGAATTATGATTGGCACTTTTTGGCATTACTTGGATCTATATCAATATGTAATTAATAACCTGGCAGAAGACTTTGATATCTTTGTAAGGAGCGCTAAAAAGGAAGACGGGACTCCTTATTTTGTCTCAAGATTTTCACTTGAGGAACTTGAAAGGATTAGGAGGCTTCGAGGAGATTACATGTTTTCTCTTCAGTACCTTAATAAACTCACTAATCCCGAAGACGCAATTTTTAGAATTGAAGATATCCAGTATTACAGTGAGCTTCCAACTCCAGTAAGATATTTTATGACAATAGACCCCGCACTGTCAGAGGAACTGACGGCTGATTACAGTGTAATTATGGTTTGTGCGGTTGACAGTGATAATAACTTATATGTCGTTGACTACTTCAGGGATAGGGTAAATCCCAAAAGCTTAATTGATAATATTTTTAAGTATGCAGATATATACAAGCCGGTAAAGATTGGGATAGAGACGATAGCTTTTCAAAGAGTTTTAAAGTTTTGGTTAGAGGACGAGATGAGGGCAAGAAGTAATTTCTTACCAATTGAAGAGCTAAGAACCTCAGATAAAGCTAAGCCAGACAGGATTTTAGCCTTGCAGCCAAGATTTAACGCTAAAACAGTATTTATAAAAAGATTTATGGCTGATTTGATAGATGAGCTTATAAGGTTTAGATATCCAAACATTAACCAAGAGCACGACGATATCATTGATGCGCTTGCTTATCAGCTTGAAATAATCTATAAGCCTAACAAAGTAATAAAAAAGGAAGTTCCCTATCTGTCTCCCTTATGGCTTGAAGAGAAATTTGGAAGGCCTGAAAAGGAAGCAGATATTGCAAATCCTTATGTGTATAAAAGATAAAAGGAAAAAATGATATTTGAATTTGAGTGCCTAAATGAAAATTGCAAGAATAAGTTCGAAGAGAATATTTCTTTTGGCAAGTATTACGTTAAATGTCCAAAGTGCGGAAGGTATGCCATAAAGAAATTTCATGCAACTGCTAATATGTTTGTGCCTTCCTACTTCCACACTTGTCGAAGCGACATATTTTCAGACTCCGAATGGCAGGAATTAAAAAAAGACCCTAACGTGGAAAGGTATAAGTAATGGAAAAATCAAAAGCCTTGCAAAACAAGATATCAGCGGCGATAAACGAGCAAAAGAAAAGAAAAGCTGAGATTGATTCGTATAAAGATTTTCTAAAAGGAAAGCAGTACTCAAATCCTAAAAAAGATGATGTTACCTTTAACATTTGCCATAGCATAGCACAGGCAATACTTGATTCTATCCTGATTGGAAATTCTCATATCTATGTAGAGCCTGATGACGAGGAAGCAGTTTTAACCTACGAACTGGTTGAAAAAATAATAAACAAATATTGGAAAAAATTAAAGGTTGAAGACCAAGTAGAGCTTGCAGTGATAGATTATGTTGCTCTTGGCGCTGGTATAACCTACACCGACTGGGATTACAGAGTGATAGACGGAAGGATAGTAGATGACAACCCATTTGTTTTAAACATACCTTATAGCGATTTTTTACTTGACCCTCAGGCAAGGATTCAGGAAATAGAAAACGCCAATTACATGATTAGACATTATTTAAAGGCGGTAAAAGAACTTAAGGAAGATGAGAGATATAAGCACACAAAAAACTTAAAAGGGGACGTAAAACTATCAAGCGAGATATACAAAGACGGTGAAGGGGCTGAACAGGTAAACTTATACCAGATATGGATTCCTGACGATGAATGTTCCTACGTTTTAAGGGAAGGCTCTGAAGATATCTTAAGGGAAGTTGAAAATAAGTTTGGAAGAGATTATCCGTTTTCACTTCTTTTAAATTACAAAATGCCTGACGAACTTTATCCGTTTGGTGAGATAAAAGTCCTGTATGAACCGCAGAAACTCTTAAACAGGATTTACTCCTTAATTTTAACTCACGCAAGGAGAGTATCCACAAGACAGTACGCTAAAAATGATTTGATAAGGATAGAAGAGGCAAGGAAGTTAAAGGACGCCGAAGATGGGGAAATAATAAGCCTTGAGGGAAATGCAAAGCCTACTGACGCAATATCGCCAATTGCTGATGCACAGTTATCAAGCGATGTCTATCAGGCTTACCAGATAATTAACAGTGCGATAGTGCAGCTTTCAAAGGTATCAGAATACAGGCGTTCGGTAATGCCTCAGGGACAAAGGAAAGCCACTGAAGCCGTATATGTTGAACGGGGAACTGAAATGAGCACAAACAGAAAGGCAGTTGAGGTTAAAAGATTTTGCGAGGAGATAGCAAAGAAAATTTTCATACTCTTATCAGGCGAGGAAAATATAGAAAGCAAGAAAATCACGTACAGGGATAATACCGGAAATTGGATTACACAAGCCTACACCAACGCTGATTTAGGTGGGGAATATGCTTTCAGGTGGGAATCAGGAGTTGAAGCTCCAATTAACTCACAGTTAAGGCAGCAGAAAGTTTTGCAGACCCTGCAGACTATTTCACTTGCTGCCAATATCAATAAAGAGGTAATTTCA